GAAGGAAACTCACGTTTCACTTGGCGCATCTGCGTGCCTTGAATCCTCACGGAAAAAAGGTGGAAAATCAGCTTTCGCAAGAGAACTGATTTGTTCTGAAAAGTCATGTAATATGATTGACCTACAAACAGGAGAGATAACCTGCAATTTTATCCTTGCGGAAAAAGAACCAGGTGAATTTCTATTCCACAGTGCCTTACGGCAATATGTCATAGGAAATCCAGATCTCCTTAGTGTAAAGGTAGGAGGAATAGACGAAGTAGGCGAGAAGTATAGGATCATCACTGTTCCTAGCTTCCACCATTCAACTATTCTCTCACCTTGGTCACATCTTACATACCAATGGCTAAAGACTTGTCGTGAGACAAAGAATGGAGTCGCTGGTACGAATCATGCTTGGGAGTTATCGCTCTCACTCACATCTTCCGATCCAGACCTGGGTTGGATATTTACCGGTGGTAACACCGAAGTATTCAACTCAGATCTCGAACAGGCAACTGATCATATATATCACTCCGCCATTGAGCAAATTCTTGAAATAATTCAGGCAGTGATGCCTGTACAGGATTGGTATTTTACAGTCGTAAAACAACTGTTAAGTAGCAATCGGCCATTCTCCATACTTATGGAAAATATTATTATTTCAGGAGTTACTAAATGTGGCGTCTTCATGGGTGACCATGGAAGTAAAACTGTCCTCACAGCATCAGGCGTTACTGCCTTATCAGGAATGAAATTCCCGAGACACAGTAGACTAGTCGGTGACGACCAGTGCACTGTTTGTGAAGATGGTTTTAAAGCAGAAATGATATATAGAACTCGGATGGAAAAGATGGGTTATAAACTCAGCGAGGATGATACGTTCGTATCCAAAACTGGCTTCTACGCAGAAGAAGGTTTTGAAATCCCCAAGAGTCCATCCCATTCTACTGAAATCTGGACCTTCAAAAAGGTTCGTACGGAACTACCGTTCCTAGACGTACCTAAAGCCAAGATCCTATCGGATCCTGGGAAGGATTTGGGAATGTTTTCCGATACGGCCATGGGGAAGATTACTCTTCTCGGTGTCCGTATGGAACAAACTGGTAGAACATACCGTGAGGCATTGTTCCACTTAGCTTCCTGGATACAGGATATTTGCATATCCCTTCTCTATAGGAAGGAGTTTGTATATTTCCCTAGATTTCTAGTGCAGACTGGAAAACCTATCTTATTTGGGTGTTCTGAAAATACAGTTGCATTCTTGCGAATGCATCGGCAAGGTAGACTGAAAGGTCACTATGCTGATATCATGGATCAGGCGTTAAATCCTACATCCAATGGTCATCGTATTGTTCAGAGCTTCTTCACCCATGGCGCGAATAATCAACAAATTAGAATACTTAAACGTGAGTTTCCTGTACACGAATTTGAAGAGGATCTTTTGCTTACGCATGAGAAACTAAAAGGGTTTGCACCCTTTATATTAACGCGCCTTGGTCCGAAAGTTATTTCGGAATCCGAGATAGTTGCAAAGCTATCCGAGATGGAAAATTTATTATCGATACCAGTCCCAACTAAGAGACTAACTATAGGAAACCTCGCAAGAGGTCAATTAGAGTTAACAGACGAACTTCTTACGAAGTTCATACGTAGTTGGCAAACGAATAGTAAACTACTCCGTCTACGAAAAGAAGAAAAGTACTACGACCGTGAGGCCGTTGAAGCTAAGTTACAATTTTCCCACCCACTCAGGGTTAAGGGAATATTGAAGCCTTTGCGACACGAGAAACGAAAATTACACATTGAAACAGAAAGAGATCGTGAGATTTCAATTTTGTATGAATGGGTAAAGTCCAATCCGCAAAGATTGGATGATGTTCCTCGAGCACTTATTCGAGATGATCTGCTACTCCTATCAGATTACCATCTGACATGTCCAAGGTTACTTGTTGTCACCAAGGATTATATCCTTGCGAAAAACTACGCAACTCTGCGTAATTTTAATTGGCGAGAAACAAGAACAACCTATCACATCACTGTGATGGATTGGCTACGTGCTGGCATGACTGCCAGCCCCTTCTTCAGTGATGAAGAGGTGTTCGTAGACCAAGGAGCATGGGATGGTTTGGTGGATAAGTTCTTCAATGATCCTGTTACAGGCGTAAGCCTGGAAAACAGAATGTTTGAAGTGGATTCGATCGAAGGTCTTTACAGACTTCTCCGACCGACAACAGAACTCCGCCTTCCACAAGAGGTAATGGAAATTAAACACTTACGTGGTCAATTACCAACCGTTGCAGAAGACAGCTGAAGTTTCCGGGGGGAGTAATCCCCTCTATCCGTACCGAGAAAAAGGACGTATCCTTTTTC